GGAGGATCTAGATATACAAACGATTCCTTCTTGTTAGTCAGAAGTTCTTCGTATGACAGATTAGTAATTCTCCAGTCTTGGATGAGTTCTCCGTAATAAGGGAGTTTGTCAATCCCTCGCATACTAAAGTTAGACTCTGACTCTTGTTTGCTGAAGGAACTGGACTCAGTGAGACCAGAGAAAGAGCACTTATTAACAATGTAAAAACTAACAGCACGAGATAGGTTGGATGTTGAATCATCGTTTATTTTCTCCTTAGCGTCTAAAAATAATAGTTTTGCTGATACTGGTTCTGGATGACGATTCTTAAGTTGAACCAACTCATCACGAAGTTTGCGTCCATCATACTGAAGTTCTTTCCAGAAATTATATAATGGTTCATACAAATCATTCACCCAGATATCCAGGTGAGGATACATCTGAGTGATGTAAAGAGCAACAGAACCTCCACCAACAAAGGGTTCACGAAACTCAGTGTAGTCTTTGAATAGTGGAAAGAACTCTGCCATCTTTTTGGTAGCACGAGACTTACCACCAGGATAACGAAGAGGTGTCTTTAGTGATGTCATTTGAATTGACACTCTAACATAATTTGAGTGAGACAAGCAAGAAGATTAATCTCTTGATCTACAGCAAATGCAGACTTATATTGATACTCAGCAATGATTAGAACAGCAGCAGCAACACTAGGACCATCCATCACACCAGATAGATTGTCATAGAGTTTACGCATAATAGATGTTGGATCAGCATCAAGATTTTGTGTGACCCACTTCTTAACATCATTGAACTTCTTGTCTTTCAATGCTGTTACAAGAGTATCTACATTAGCATCACCTAACGTCGCCAGAATACCAGTGTCGATAACCCCTGTGCTTGCATATCGTTGCAATTCGTTAATGGTTCTTCTGAAGTCTGGAAAGTATTTTTGGATGACTTCTGCAACAACTCTCGGAGCGAAGGTGACCTCCTCGCTCCTGAGGATATCTTGACACCTTGTAAAAAACGCACCAGCAAGTTCTTGCTTTGTCTGTCCACGAACGTTAAACTCTACGACTGTTGTTCTGCTATGTAGTGGTTCAATAATCTTGTTTTTGAAGTTACAAGTGAATATGAACCTACAGTTTTTTTGGAACTCTTCGATACTTGCACGAAGGAGTAATTGAACGTCTGCGGTTGTATTGTCTGCCTCATCAATGATAAGAACTTTGTGACGAGCAGAAGCAGTGAGAGACACAGTAGCAGCAAAGTTCTTTGCCTGATTGCGTACAGTATCCAGGAATCTCCCTTCATCCGATCCATTGATAACATAGTAGTCTGCTCCAAGTTCGTTACAAAGTGCCTTGGCGATAGTAGTCTTACCAACACCAGCAGTTCCAGACAAGAGGAGATTGGGAATCTCACCCTGTTCAATGAAACTCTGGAAGGTTTGCTTCACATTAGCAGGAAGAATACATTCCTCAACAGTCTGAGGACGATACTTCTCTACCCATAAAAAATCATTCATTAGTTGTTAGGTTCGAGAGCAATAAAGTATTTGATGCCATTGCCTTGGAATAGGGCAACGTTATGCTTACTAATAGTTACATTATAATCGTCCAACAATAATTTCAAATTCTCAACTTTAAAACAATAACAGAATTCATTATCGGTTTCACCAACTTCAATAGAGTAACTGTTAGAAGTATCATTCTTTTTATCAGTCACGCAAAGATTCATCGTTCCATCCGTTCCATACAAACACAGATCGGGTAGTTGATAAACTAGTGCTGCTTTTTTAAGTTGATCTAAAGAATTAGATGGGAGTTGAAATGTTACATCAGAAGAAGGGATGCTAATTTCCTTCTCAGGGGGTTGGGTGATAATATCGGGGTCAGCATAAAAGAAGCGAGTCTTAGACTTACCACGCCTATCACTCACAGTAACATAATTACTCTGCGAGGTATCAAGTTTTGGTGTATCAAATAGATTCAAACCACCAAGGAATACACCTAGGTCATAGATAGAAATTTGACTCTCAAATTGTTCCTCAACATCAGCAATAGCAAGAATATTTTTATTGATACTGAGAGTAGAAACCTGATTGCCAGGTTTGATGACAATAGATTTGTTAATAGAACAGAAGTTCTTTAGAACTTCAATAGTGGACTTAGAAATTACTGTCATTGAGGGTAGTCTTCGGTAATGTTGGATTTGTCAGAGAAATGGAGGAGGAGTAATCCGTAGTGTAGGATCTTAATGATATCGCGACGGGCAGTACCTTTACGATCATAACGAGAAGCATACTTTAGAATATTACTTCTACAGAATGCTTCAGCATCACCACAGGACTCAATCAAATCTAACGTTTGAATCTCATCGTTGCCAGCAGAATAATGCTGACCATAGGTCCCAGAAATATAATCGCGCAACTCCTTGAGAAGCGCGTCTTCATTGTACTTCATAATCAAATGGTTTCTTCCTCTTCATTGTACTCGGAATCTTCTCCAGCGTCAACCTTTGTATAGAGATCTAGGAAAGATTGTTTCGTATCGTCATCAAAACGATTCACACACTTAGTGATAGCGTCAAGGCGATCACCAAAGATATCATATGCTTGAACAATATGAACCAGACGACGTGTTGTGATTACTTCATCAACGCCACCGTCAAAGAAAGTCTTACGAATCACACCTGCCCACTTCACAAGATTCTCTGCAAAAACTGGATCGCAACCTACATTCAACAGGATCTTAGTTTCTACAGTAGCACTAGGATAGTCCTGTTCAAAGGTAATTGGGAAACGTTCGAGGAATGCTTCATTGAGAATATTGGTTCCAACAAAACGACCGTCATCGCTGCCTTTACCTTTAGTATTTGCAGTTGCAATAACATTGAATCCTTCCTTAGGAGTTACATATTTACCAATTTTTTTCAAGAATACACCCTTACCTTCAAGTACAGATTGCAGACACAGAATCTTATTGCTAGCAAGGTCAATCTCATCTAGAAGAAGTACAGCTCCACGTTCCAGAGCTTCGATGACTGGACCATTATGCCAAACAGTGTCACCATCAACAAGACGGAAACCACCAATAAGATCGTCTTCATCAGTTTCGATTGTGATGTTGACACGAATCAACTCTCGTTTTGTTGCAGCACAAGCTTGTTCAACTGACATGGTTTTACCATTGCCAGAAAGACCTGTGATGAAGATAGGATAAAACTTACGGGACTGAATAACCTTGCGAACAGATGTGAAATTACCAAACTGGACATAGGAATCATCTTTTTCAGGAATATAATTTACAGCAGATGAGACAGAGGGTGCTTCATACGCTCGCTCAATCTCTTGAGCAGTCAAGTTCCACTTACCTGTTCCTGACTTGTAAGACTTCAAACGCTTGCAAGCAGTAGCATAAGACAAGTTAAGTTGACTTGCTGCATCGCGAATGTTCTGACATCCAACTTCAACACCAAAATTATCGGTGAGATATTGAACCATTTGTTCAGTAGTAACAGGATTTGGAGCGAAGGGCATGAGTTCCTTTGTTGACTATACAGATAGTATAACAGAAAAACCCCCCGAATGGGAGGGTCTTGGACAGTTATTTAGTTGTCACACCCACTCAGGTTTGTTCTGTGGCAAACGCAGATAGTTGGATGACACCCATGGTTTAGATGCAATGTACATTTTGTATGCAGTGAAGATGTCAATGCTTGTATCATACTTATACTCATCGGGTCCTGCAAAGACAAAAGGAGTGTGACTATCCCATTTTACATAAGGAATGATTTCGTCAGCAGCAATAAGAGTTCTATAGCAGGTATGATTTTTTCCATACCGATTATAATACTCGTCACATAATGCAACACCATGCTCAAGCAACCAGCGAGCATTTGCTATAGTCTCGTTTGCCCACTTGGTGCAAGGGTGATTACGGAATGCTCCCTTCTCTGTAGCATAGGGTGTGCCGTCTTTCTTAGGCAGTGTGCCATAACCATGACCCCACTTGTCTGAGGCGACTATAGCGAGCATCTGACAGGTCTCCAGGGGCATCTTGACGATGTGCTTGTCAGGTAGAACCTTA